TTGATTTATTATGTTGAAACTACGATTTTATCTTTATTCAAAGATTTAAAAGCAAGCGATTGCTGTAAAATTATTTGATGCCTCGTTACCGAATTTGAACAAACAACGCAAGGCAAACAATCGTTTGTGTTGTTGGATTCAATTGGAATGCTGCTGTAAAGCGGAATAATTCCATCATTACCAAAAGGCGATGCGTATAGATTTGGAAAAGAAACCACCTTTTCACTAGCTTGAACAATAGTTGGCATAAATCAACAAGGATGGGTGTTGCGGTATTGTTGTGCGGCGTTTGTTGCTTGTTGTAGGGCTAACTCTCCGGCACTGTCATTTGCGTCCTGTAGCGATACATAAGACAAATATGATGCGGTTGCTGTTGCTGATACAGCAGGAGTTGAATTTGTGCAAGTCAAAGTTACAGTTCTGGTCTGTGAACTCGACCATGAAGTCAATTGGTTTCCAGCCTGCTCTTCAGGAGCCGGACTTAATTGAATAGAAATCGAAACACCATCTTCGCCAACAACACATGGAGTTGTTTCTATGTGGCTTTTCCGACCAAAAGATGGTTCGCTCCAAGGATCCTGATACATCCTCACTGAATCAACGCCAAATCCACCGCACCACTCAACCAAAAATGAGAATGCCTTGTCTACATCTAAAGTTAGATCAGATTCGCATGAAGTGCTGCTTATTCTCTTTGTGACGTTTTCAGTAATTAGCCTCCGATATTGAGTTTGCAAGAACCCAAGAGCGGCGATCTCATCCGCTTTTTGGCTAGTGTCATATTGATACTTTTCAGTAACAGCAAGTAGTCTGCTTTCAAGAATTGGGATGTATGATCCTTTATTTCCTTTGTAGGAAACCTTAACGTCTACAGTTCCGGCAATTTGAGTGCAATCTAACTCTCCGTACACTAATTGCTTCAAATCCATTTCATCGCCTAAAAGAGCGGTTTCAAATTGGCAATAAATTCTATTTACCCTCTCATTAGTCGTTCCATCCTGATTAATTTCTAGGTATGTGTCGTAGCGTTCAGGCACAAAAGCCTCCCAAAGGTGATTGAATGACCCATCGTTGGTGGATGAATAGTCTACTGAAAACGCAAAACACCTCGGAACACTATTAATTGTGTTGGTTGCCCATTGCACGGGTCTAATCCCTGTCCATACGCCTGCCCATGCGGGAAATCGAGATTGCGTCCATTCAGAGGCAGCGGCGTAATCAAGCACCATTGTTGCGCTGTTAAGAGGCTCAAGGTATGGTATTGAATACAGAAGGTAATTTTCAAAAGTTGCGGAACAAATTCCAGTATAATCAGGAGCCATTAGCCTTTTTGCTTTTGCCATTTCCACGTCTTTGTAAAGCACCTGAGAACTCAGATAAGATGACGCCGCAACGTCAATGCTGATTAATCCGCCTTGTGAATACCACCACATCAATCCGGCTTGCAGAGTAATAGACCTTCCAGCAACGCAACCTAAATTTGGCAACAAAGTTTGTTGGAAATTGGCAGTAGTTGCCCATTGAGTTCTATCTAATACTCCAGATGCCAAAGAATACGTTGATTGCTCGGTAAAAACATACAGGCGCGTATCGTTATTCTGACCAACGTGATCTTGCATTGCGGTCACAGGTCTAGCAACGCTGAAATCACCTCTTCCAAAGCCAGATTCGCGTTCAGACCAAGACAACGGATTAGCTAAATCACTGGCAAAAATAATATTTCCATTTGCAACCCACAATCTGTTTCCTGAAAAAGCCATCCAAAAACCAATCGGCATTGCGTCCGCATACAGACCAGTCAAATTTGAGCCATCCCAATAAACAGGCGTATTTATGCCATCCTGAATAATCAAAACCCTATGCGATGGGGTTATTGTTGTTCCACCAGTTGAATTTACGCTTGCAGACTGCGTTGCAACACACATGTTGACATTTTTAACATCAGCATCTAATTCGACCCCTTTTAACTGGTAATCAACCCATGATTTTGGCTGCACAAGAGGAAACGGAGACCAATACACTTTGCCATCAACGCAGAAAACAGCAAATGATTGCTCTGTTAATTCAACTTCAAGACCATCAGGCCAATAAATTGTTGCGTTTCGAGTGACATATTTTCCGCTATCATTTAAAGTTGTAAAAGCCGCTTTTGCTTGTTTGTTTGCATTGAAAATGATGCCGCCTTGGAAATTACCAGACGGCAAAGACAATTTCATCTTAAAACCATTTCGAGTCTGAATAACTCCGCCTCGGCAATTAACATTCATGCCGAATTTGTATTGATCTTCAGGCAACGTCCAAGGAGACCTGACGCTATTCATTCCATGAATCCAATTTGCGGTAGATTTTACTAACCGCCCAGCTTTGATGTTATCAGATTTCATTTTCTAAAACATTACCGGATCAGTGTCATCGCCGTATGTAATGTTATTTATTTGCGGCGGACTCATTGCATGCCCTTCCATGCTTTCATGTTGATTTCTCAAATAATTGATAGAAATCGACCAATATTTTTGAGCCTGTTCCATGAAATCTTTATCTTCCAAATCACAGGCATGAACGGCTGCAATAATTGCCCTTTCGTTTTCAAGAGGGATATAATCGTATACGCTAGTTATTGTTGGGTGAGAAACGCGATAAATAATTCTAGCCCAAGCGCATTGTTTTCCAATCCTAATCCGGCGATACTTTGGATTAGTTTCGGTTGGGTGGTACTGCCCAACGAGAGCCATATCATTGCTTCTTCCGTAGTCTAAAGCATAAAGGCTGACATATCCAAGAGTCTCTGGTTTTTCAATGTGCAAAATACTTTTTACAAGTATCGGAGGAAGTATAGAATCAGAAAAGAATGTGCTGTTTTCTGAGTCGCCTGAAGTTAAGTATTCAATTCTTCCTGTTATTGATTGAACAGCCAAAGCATGCGACCTAGTGTCGTAAAGTTCTAGGGAATTTGAGTCTATTGGGCGAGCGTAATAGTATTGAGGCATTGCCATCGTGCTTTGAACAAGTGGATTTGGCAAATTATCATTTAAATTCGGCCTAACTGTCACTTGTTCGCCTATTTCAAAAATAGAAGAATTACAAAGTATTCTTGTTGATAAAATAGGAGAAAAATTCCTAACAATATTTATGCTCATTTGACCAATTGGCAATGTCGGAATTCCTGCATTTACAAACGAAATAGGATTTCCAGACATATCTTTTACAGATACATTATTTCCGGAAATTGATATAATGTAGTCAACTCCAGCGGACAATGGGTATGGTATGTTTCCTGTAGACGAAAACTGAACAGTCATGCCTTCAGTCAAAAATTCAACATTTGATAATCTAATTAAATCATTATACGCTAAAACATAAGACGGCATTCGTATTCCAAAATACGATTGACCTGATCCTATTGTTGTTATGTTAATTAATCCGGTAATAGATGGAGATGCTGTCGCGTTTGCCAAAGAATTGAAAAGCTGCACTGTAGAATTATCAACTTTTCTGGCGTAATATTTTGTTGTATTATTAACTCCTGTCGGAAGTAAATAATCTGATGCCAAATACATTGGTTGACCAGTTAAAATCCCTGAAAAATCCCCTGCCCAATTACTGTTAAAAGAAACTCCAAACGGACGAGACAAAACAACGTAAAAATTTCCTGTTGACGCGCTTGTCAATGTAACTGGACTGAAATCAGCATTAACAACAGTAAAATTGCCAGTTATTTTGTTTAACGGCGCTTCAGCCCTGTATGCCGTTCCAGCAACAAGAGGAGATGGAAGCGTACCAGTTGAACTAAATTCAACAAAAACGCCTGTAGATGGCGTTATAGTTACAACAGGCTTGCTTGTATATCCAGTTCCTTGAGTAACTACAGTTACAGTGGTTACATTTCCAGCGTATGAAGTAATATTAGCGCCTGACGCAGCGCTCGGAGTTGCAACCGGAACGCTATAATTGAATTTAAAAGGGTCAAGAACAGTAGCAACCATCGTTCCCGATGCTGTGGTTGCAGTTATTGATGATAATGTTTGATATGTAAAATTATTGTTGTCAACTACTGTGATGGATGCATTTGTAACATTATACATTGTTGCATTTGTTACTCCAGAAATAGTCACAAGTTGTCCTGTTTGCCACCCATGACTTGTAAGAACGCAACTTGCCGTTGTTGTTCCAATCGTTCCCACCAATTGCAACGCAGGAATTGATCTGTTTAATGGCGGAAGCGTAATTGCTATCGTTTGATTGTATCCAGAAGACAAGGCGTCTGCCCCGCTTATTTGAACAGTTTGGTTGTTTGAATACCCGTGTCCTGTCGTAATAATACAAGTGGCAACCCCCCCTGTCTGCGTTAAATTTGTTGCTATAATTTTATTAACAATAGAATTGATTGTAGCGTTAGCCGTTGCGCCAGTTCCGCCTCCGCCTGTTATTTTAACTTGTGGAGGTTGAGTATAGCCAAACCCGCCGCTAGTTCTTGTAAATGAAGAAAGAAAAGATGTTTGAATTGTGCAAGTTGCGGTTGCATTTGTTCCTCCAGTAGGAGCCGCGCCAATAATCACACTTGGAGCAGATGTATACCCAAGACCAGCAGAAGTGATTACAATTGAAGCAACCTGAAATGTCGTTGATCCGGCAGCGTCAGGAGCCATTACAGCATATCCTGTAGCAGGATAGGTTGTTTGACCTGATCCAACTGGAGCGTCAGGTGGACTTGAGAAAGTTACGTTAGGAGTTGAGGTGTATTTAGTTCCTCCAGCACCAATTGTTACTCCAATAACTGAACCAACAACATTTGCGTTAAAAGCAGCGCCATTACCTGAAGGTGCATCAATATTTAATCCAGATGCAGTTATTTGACTTACTCCGCCAGTTGTTGACGTTGCCGAAAGAAGTTTTACAATTGAATTAACGCCCGTTCCATCATCTGTTAAAATGATTGGATTGATCAAAATCCCATACGAAGAAGAAACCGCATCTTGAAGGGTTGTATGAACAGAAATTGTAAATGTATCAATTACATTTGCAAAATAGTTCTGACCCGCAATAAGCGGAGTTGGCAAAGTTCCTCCGGCGGTAAATGCCTGAACTTGATCTCCGGTTGAAAAATAATGAGGTATTGCAAAAGCAAAAAGCGTCTGAGCGGCTATGTTTTTGCGAATGTCTGTATTGAACGCTCCGCTGCGCCCACTGCATAAAATCTGATTTGTCCTGTTTTGCGCGTCTAACAGTGTTGGGTATACGGCAATATTATAAGAATCAATCGGCTGACCAAAATATGTTGTGTTGAAAGCAAGCGGAGTTGGAAGAGCGCCATCTGCTGCCGAAATAACAACAGTAGGAACAGACGTGTATCCACTACCTCCAATTAACCCAGTAAAACCAGTTACAGAATCGCCTGTAAGAACAGCAGTAACTGACGCCCCCGCTCCACCACCACCTAAAAATTGAATTGCAGGAGGAGTTAAATATCCTGTTCCTGAACTGATTAAATTAACAGCAGTTATTATTCCTCCTGAAATCGTTGCTGTTGCAGATGCTCCGCCGACAGAAAATGTCAATTCATTTGGCGAATCAACAGTAACAGGAGGAATAGAATTAAATGCAACAACAGTATTCAACCCAACTTCTCTTGAATCCGTTATATTTATAGAAGATGAACCTAAAATACTTTGCAAAAATATTGGGTTTGTCGCTGATGATGCATCAATTTGAGATTTATAAAGCTGAATTGTGTTTGAATCATCGACTCCAACATAATATGTCGTTCCAGCGTAAATAAAATTAGGAATAACGCCTGATCCGACTGAAAGCACAACAGATTGGCCTGATTTTAATTGATGAGGATTTATTGAAAGAAATCTTGTTAGTGGATCAATTTTTATTTCGCGAGTCTGAATTGTGATTCCATCAGGCTCGATGCTTCCCAACGGGAAATCGCTTTGGGAATGGATTGAAACCAAAATCCCGTCAACAGAAGTCCCGTCTTTCATTTGTGACCGGAGTGGGCGGTTTTGTGAATCTGTTCCTATCACCCTTATTTGACCTCCAGCGTCAGCAGAATGCTCTGAAACAGCCACAAGCTGGCTTGGTTGCCGTATATCCATTACAGTCGCAACAAACCCCCTGTCATCCCATGCCCAATCGACAGGGTTATACATGCCCCCCTTGTTTACATGATACTGAAAAAGCCGTCCGCGAAAATATGTCGGAGATCCATCAATATTTACGCCAAGCGGAACTTCAATGCCGCGAGGAAGCGTAATGGTCTGCCCATCCCAACCCGTGCAAACATCGACTTCCTGTGTGGTATGGAAATAATGACCAGACTCCATTAAAGTCTGGACTGCCTGCGTGAGCTTGCGGAAAACCTTATTTTTATCAGTTGTGGCGAGAATCTCCGAAGCCTCGTCAAATATTTGCGAGACAAACATAAGATTTAATTATTTACGGACGTTGCCTTCTTCAGCGATAGACTGCATGAAAGCGTCCATTTCCGGCCCACCTTCGCTTGGAGGCATTCCTTCAGGAGCCATTTCCTGCATTGCGGCATCGTATTGTTGATTTACGTTACTTGCAAGCTGATTAAACAATTCAGTAAAGCTATTTAGCATTTGATTTACTTGATCAAATTGCGCCTTGGGAATCGTAAGCATTACTTGATCTTCTTGCGGCATTCCTGCGTCAGGAGGCATTGCTTCTGGAGGCATTCCCATGTCCCCTTCAGGTGAAGGCATTTGTTCTGCTGGTAGCATAGTTTTGTCGGTCATATTATTTGTTTCTTCTGATGTTTATTTTGATTCTTCGGCGTCTTCTAGTCCTTTGTCAATAGCTGACTCGTCATCTTTTTCCGTTTCGCCTTTTTCTTCATAAGAGTCGTCGCTTTCCATTGGCTTTATGCCATGTATTTCAAGCTCGACAGAATAAGTTTTTTTTGTTTCGCCGTTTTTTGTTGTTTCCTCTTGTCGTTCCATAATTTTTTTGAAATGGATGACTGCCGTCCCTGATTTTGGAAGGTTTTTCAAACTTTCTTTGCCGGAAAAATAAAGGCATGGATAGTGCGTGCTTTCTTTTCCCTCATCAGAATCCATCCCGTCCATAGACATTGTTTTCACTGATTCGCCTAAATCAGAAAACCCATCTGGTAATTTATATTTTGTGTGTTCCATATTAAATATACTGCAATGTGATCATGTGACCGGATTGAGCAACAGCAGTGCTTGTGTCTGATGGGTCTGCAACAATTGCGCAAGTTATAGCCGTGCTAAATAAAATTCCGTTTATTGGTATTGCGTTTTGAAATGGCGTATTTCCACTTGTGTCAACAATACAAATTGTAAGGAAAGATGGCGTTGTTCCAACAGTAACTGATGCGCTGTTGTAAAATTTTAAATATGCTGGATAACATCCAATTCCAGAATCAACTCTGTTAGGAGAAATTTGCACTCCAAAAAGAGTTGAAATGCCGGACTTAACGGCTGTTGTCGTTAATGCGCCGTCAGAAACAATATCTATAGTGTTTGGAATCCCTGTAGATGTTGATGTAGAAATAGAAACTTTTGGCGCTGGATCATCGTAGATACAAATCAACGAATCGGCTGCATTGTAGCCGCCTGTTGTTGTATCTTTTTGAAGAACAAGAATGCCAGTTCCAGAAGTCCATGACGTGTATCCAAGACCGGATGCTGAAACGGCATAAATCAACGTGTTTGTCGTTTGATCAATAACCGCCATCAGCCTGTTTATTAAAAACGGGGAAACACCAGAAAAATCTAATGTTTTTGAGGCTGGAGTGAATACAGGGTTTGTGGTAAGTACAGTTTTCATCCGAAAATAAGAGCGTTTACAATGGAGTTAGTGTTTATTGTTATACCAGCATTACCAATAACATTTCCAGAAATATTTGCATCTCCAGATAGCGTAGCATCAACAATATTGATTGAGCTTACAAATGTTGGGGCCAAAGCTCCGTTGCTTTGCAAAAGTTGATTTGCTGTTCCTGATGCAAAAGCGGTTGTTGCAACATTAGATTGGTATGGAACAGATCCAGCCGTTCCGGCGTTAAGAGACGTTGCTTTTCCCGCCAAAAGACTTGCTTGAGTCAACCAAGTTGGAGATGCAGTTCCATTGCTTGACAAAATTTCACCAACATTTCCTGTTGCAGTAAAATCTGTGAGGTTAATCGAACTTTGCCACAAAACTTGACCAGCAGATCCTCCACTAATGGCATTGGCAATTAAAGTGGCGGATGGATTTTCCCAAGCAAGCGTTCCTCCATGAGAAACAAGAACCTGATTATTTAATCCGGCTGGCAAAAATGCCGTTGTATCAACAGCCGATTGGTAAATTATTGATCCGGCAACTCCGCCAATCAAATTGCCTTGAAATGTTCCGCTAAAAGCGCCATTAAAAACAAGATTAGCAGGGTCAAATACTCTAATTATGTAGCAAAGCAATCCTTCTCCTGCATCTCTTGGAACTCCAAGAATTGTGGCAGTATTGTTAGGGTCGCAAGGAATATTCCACTGCACTCTCCTATTTACTACAGTTTTTGTAATTGTTCCGTATAAAGCCTCAACAAGATTATCAATCAAGCTTGGCACAGACTCGCTAGAAACACTTGGATACGGAATATCTTTCCGGCACGCTCCGCTATAAGCTGAATTATCGTGATTAGACATAGTTTAGCGTATTCTTAAAGCTGTTATTGTTCCTTTTGCAGAAGGATTGTTTGCGCCATATACACAAAAAGCATTCAAATAATATGTTGCTCCAACAGATATATTAACTCGGCTTTGTGCTATCGGTAAATGAACAACGCCAATGGTGGTTGACATTGTCATCGATGGAACCCAAATTTGCACGTTTCTATCTGGAAGCGTTGCGTCCCAATTTGAAGCGGCAGTATGAACTGCCCCCCTTGCAGTTGTAAAAAGGGTTGTTGCAGTTGTTGTATTGCCAATAATAATAATAGAACCCCAGATCAACCAATCTCCAGCCGTTAATGCTATAGATGTTGGATTGATCCACGCCCCAGCAGGAGTTGCAAACGTAGCCGTTCCAGTTGCTGTAATTATTTGACCAACTTCACCAGATGCGGCGTTGCTTGCGTTTGTGATGCCAATCAAAGGAGCATTCAACGATGTAGCTTTTATTTGACCATTAACTTCCAACTTTGTTGTAAGCGCAGTTGTCGTTCCGATACCTACATTTTGAGCGGAATCTATAGTTACAGCAGATGTAGCGGCTCCTGTTTTGAAAATTAATGTTCCACCAGCGGTTGAAGTCCCAATGCTGTTTGCTCCCGCTTTAGTAAACGACACGTCATCACCTGTTGTCGCAACTCGGAATGTTCCGGCGGATCCTACAACATCCATTCTTCCGGTAGGAACTGACGCAGTCCCTATGCCAATGCTTGCGATTGTGTTTATGTTTCCAGTAACAGATGAATTTCCAGTAACAGATGAATTTCCAGTAACAGATGAATTTCCAGTAACAGATGAATTTCCAGTAACGCCAATGTTTCCAACGACATTTAATTTATCAGTTGGAGAAGCTGTCCCGATTCCAACATTCCCTGCGTTTGTAATTACAAATGGCGTTGTTTCTGATGGCTCATCCTCGATTAAAAGACAATTGCCAGTTCCAGTTTGCGTTATTTTTAACGCAGGAAAATTGCTTGACGTTGTTATGACGGCATTGCCAGTTATTGATGGATTTGCAAATGTAGTGGAAGAAAACGATCCTCCTGTAAATGCGCCAGTTAAAGTTCCAGAGTTTATTGTTGGGGCATTTATTACTGGAGACGTTAGCGTTTTATTCGTTAAAGTTTGAACATCTGTTGTTGTAACAACCCCTGATGGGCCAGCCGTGTCCCATACGCGCAGAAAATAACACAACAACCCCTCTCCAGCGTCTCTAGGTATATTGAAGATAGTTGCGCTCTTGTTTGGGTCGCATGGAATGTTCCAAACCACTTGACCGCTTGTGACGTCTTTTGTTATTTGCCCGTATAAAGCGTCTATAAGGTTGCTAATAAGGCTCGGAACAGATTCCGCTGAAGCGCTGGGGTATGGAGTGTCTGTGTCGCACACGCCGCTATAAACGCCATTATCGCCCCATCCGCTATTGCATCCACAAGACATAATTAAGAATTTCTATTTTCAGTTAAAAGATACGGAATCGTTTTTTGATTGTATCTGCTCATTTCAGAATAAACAAGGTTTATAAAAGCATCCCATTGCGTTGGGTAAATTGTCTGGCAACCAAGCGATGACGTTGTATTGTAGCCGCCTTTATGGATATTTATTGCAACTCCCATAGAATCGCCTTCGCCGTCTCTCGTTACCGGAACAGATTCTTGAGGGTTTGCAGGTCGCAACGCAGGGTAACCGCCATCCGGCTTAGAAATGCCGTGATTCCCTTTTTTGTATCGATGCACGCCAGTTTTAAGTGAAGCGATGCCTTTTCTAAAAACGCTTGGATCTGTATTGGCATTGAAGGTCGCGTGAACGCTTGGCGAAAGTAAAATAATCGCATCGTCGTAAATTCCTCTATCGTTTTTCCCCTTCTCGCCCATCGTGTCAAGATAGTATCCACGGCTTCCGATTAAACAGACCTGATCTGTAACGCCAGCAGAACGCAGCATCTTTTGAGACGCTTCGCGTTTTTGCTGTGGGCGAGAAGGTGGGGCAATTGGCATTATTATTTGCCTTTACGAATCACGTTTATCAGCCCTACCGCACCAAGCCCCGCCGCAAGAATTGCTTCCTGCAAAGATGGATCGAGCTTAATGCCTACCGCTGTTGCAATTAGCAAAATTCCGCGCCATGTGCTATTGTCGCTCATTTTTTCGAGCAAAATATCGATTACTTTTTTCATTTTTTTGTTCCTATTGGTTCTGGTAGTTCTTGGGGAAGTGTGTATGTGAATCGTCCGTATTGAGTCTCTATGCTAAATCCTAATGATTGCGCTGCATTTTGGCATGACGTTAAAAATGCCATAGCCAAAAACGAAATAGCGCAAATCCCAAAAACAATCATTAAATTTTTAAATTTCATTTTTTCGATTTTACAAGTTTAATTATAGAAAGGATTGAAGCCGTTGCTGACAACAAACAACAAACCCACGCTGCTATATGCGGCACTTCTGGAATCGCGCTGAAAAATAAAAACACAATACTTGCTGCTGATCCAATTAATGCCCCGCTTCCGTTTGTTGGTGGGTTTTGCATTTTAATTAAAAGCAAAAATGTAATTTTTCGCTGCTGCCGGAGCGGCTCCTGCTGTGATTAGCTTGTACTCTCCGGTTGGCAAAAAATTTGCATCAAAGCGAATAAGACCACCATTTTTTAAGATAAAAATTCCTGATGTTCCGGTTGGCGTAAATCCGCTAATTCCTAAATACATGTCAGTATCCGATAAATTTTGAATCAAAATAAACGAATTTGCTGATGTTATTGTTGTTAGTGTTGTTGGAACTGTTTGCGAAATAGCAATTGTTCCAGCAGTTGTTGTCAACTGCCCAAGGTTGATTGGTAATAGTGCCATAAATTAAGACATTGCCTCCTGACAAATTAAATGTGCGCCCACGTTAGCTCCGACTGCAAAAGAACTGTCTCCTAAAATTGTTGGACTTGTTACTCCTAAAGGATGACTTACAACAACATCAAGAGAATCGTTTACTTGCAATACAGGATATGTTCCATTTAATGATGTTGGAGTAAATGAAGAAAAAGTAATTTGATCTCCTACACTTAACCCATGCGCTTCGCGGTAACTTACAATAGAAAAAGTAGCAAAAACATTTATAAGTCCGGTAGTTGATGCTGCGTTACTCGTTGTAACATAAACAAGATTTGGAGACGCAACAGTATCCGTAAATATTTTTGTTATTTTTGTTCCAGAAACCCAAGTGGTTCCTGACGAAATGTTCATTCCAACGATCAGTCCTGCTGCCGCTGCTGGAGTTAATGTAAAAACAAATAAACCAGTAGTTGTCGTTGCTGCAAAAATTAATGATTTGCAATTTATTGAGCTTGTTTGACCTCCGGCAACATTTGTTGCTCTTGTTGATACTGCAAGAGTCAGAATATCAGGGGATGATCCTGATATTGAGTTAAAAAGTGGGAAGAAATCTGTTAAATCAATGTTTTGTAGTCCAACTCCTCCGTTTGGAGTTGTTTGAGCATACACAACTTCTCCTGAAGTGCTGGTTAATGCCGTAGAATCAACGTCTCTTGTTGCAAACGAATTTGCAGAACCAAGTTGCGCCAACGGCTGAAAATCCGATCCTGTAAGAACCGGAGGATTGTCTGGCGCTGTTGCGATCAACTCAACAATGCAAAGCGCATCAGAACTAACTACAAGTGATTTTGGAAGAAGTTGACCCCTGTTTACTTGCCCAATAACAAAATATTGATTTGTGTATGCAGTGGACGAAGTCAGCACTGTTGTATTTGCTGGATTATTTAAAAGGACTGTAGTCGCATTTATAATTTCAACTATTTTTGTCGATTGTGGCAAATATATTGATGAAATTAATGCTCCGACAGTAAATGTTCCTGCGCCAACTTTAATAATTGGAGATCCGGCAGTAAATGTAGTAACAGTAACGGCGCTTCCAAGATTGGGAGCAATAGTCAATGCTTTCGTTGATTCAATATATTGACCATCACAAAAATTTATTGTTGTTGATCCGCTGGACGTTATTTTACCAACATAATATTTCAAATCTGTTCCTAAATAGTAAACTGATCGCCCGACCCATTGATTTGTGTCCCAAACAACACCAGTTGAACTAATTTTCCCGTAAGGGAAGCTTGGTATTGTTGAATTTGTAATTGTAATTGAAGATGGAGAAACGTATGTGTAGGCATATGTTGCGTTTGAAACCCCAGTCCACCCTGTCAAGACAACGCTATTTCCTGAAGCAACAGGCAACCCATGCTGCTTTTTAAAAGTAATTGTAGAAGTTGATCCCACAACTGTAAAAGTTTGCACCGGAGGCAAAAAGTAAGCTGTGTTTGCTACTTGAAGTTGTGTTGTTGTAGCCGCTTGAATCGTCGCTTGAGCAACTGCTGGCCCACCGATATTAGAAAACTCTTGCGTTCCCATTGTTCTCGCTTGGATCGAAAGAACTGGAAACCGAGTTGCATTTGGAGTAATATATCTCCGAGGAACCGCCGAGTTCATTCCATAAGAATATGTGAATCCCCGCTGTTCGTCGTATTCGCCCTCTACAATGACTGAAACTCCATAATGATACATTGTAGCCGCTGCCGCACTAGTGCTTGTATTTCTTTGCTCGTAGCGCACAGGAAGGTT